GATGCACTGTTAAATAAGTTAAAAACTCTTACATATACACCTTCTAGCATAGAATTGCTAAAAGACCATAATATTCAAGTAGGAGATATTATAACTTGTAAAGGCGTTAAAACAATAGTATCCAGTAAAGAGATTAGCCCCTCTGGCGTTAAAATAAGCTGTACCGGACAAATAAAGAGGTCTACACAGCAGGTCAGTATAAATTCTCAACTCAATAGATTACGTGGCAAGTATAATGAATTGACACGCACTATAGAATCTACAGTCTCTAGATTAGGAGACGCAGAAGGCAACATATCTACACTTGAACAGACTGCTACATCTATAAGTACTGAGGTATCCTCAGTTAAGAAGATAGCAGAGAACGCAGACAAAAATGCTACCGACGCAAAAAATAAAACTGCTACTCTTCAAGAGAATGTTTCGTCTTTAGAGCAGACATCTACTGAGATTAAAACTACTGTATCTTCTGTTAAGAAAACAGCAGAAGACGCAAATACCACTGCTACAGATGCTAAGAATAAAACCACTGAGTTAGAAACTACTGTATCTACTGTAAGTCAGACAGCGGATAAAATAAACTGGCTTATAAAATCCGGCACATCAGAAACTGATTTTACCATGACTGATAGAACAGTCAGTATAATTTCAAGCAGTATATCTTTAACAGGATACGTAAAATTCTCTGATTTATCACAATCAGGTGCAACATCTATAGATGGCTCGAATATAACTACTGGTACAATCTCTGCTTCCAGAATTAAGGCTAATACAATATACAGTGGCACATCAAGTACTGTTGCTATAGACTGTACAAGTAGTTCGACTATGACAATAGGCGGCTCTTATAATACCAGTGCACAATATGATAGAATACGCATATTTGCACCAACTATAATTATAGGTGACTGGCAAACAACTGAACACTTATACTTTGAGTGTGATAATCAATGTATTAGAGGTACAACAGCTAATATGTGGACATTAGGAACGTCTACATATCCCTTTAAGGCTTTATATTTAGGGACTAATACATATGGTGTGACATTAACCGCAGATAATAAAAAACTATATATAAATGGTGTAGCAGTGAATACAGGTGGTAGTACATCAACAGATATAAGCGAATTAAAGAATGGTACTACTTATTCTGTGTCTTTATCTTCTGCTGGCGTATTAGCACCTAAATCTACAGGCTATGATTTAGGTACATCCAGTAAGTATTGGGAGACAGCTTATATAGAGTCTTTAAAATTATGCTACTCTTCTACCAAGTCAATTACATTAGCTTGTAATTATAGCGGTAATTTAACTATAGGTGGCACAGAATATAAAGCTTCTTCTTCAAGTTCTTCTGTATCTAAATTAGAGTCAGGATATAACTCAGTAAGCTTAAGTTCTAAAGACTTTATACCTGCTTCTTCTGGATCTTACAATTTAGGTTCTTCATCTTATCTATGGAATTATTTATATGCGCAAAAAATACGTTTATATTATAATTCTTATAAGTATGTGGAGCTTGCTTGCAACTATGACCAGAAACTAACATCAGGTGGCAAAGTAGTCACTACAGCATAAATATAATTAATATAACAGAGGATTATAAATATGAGAATTACATTAGGACAATTAGTTAATGCAGTTCCTGCATTAAGACGTTTATATGCGCAGGAATTACCACTTAAAACAAGTTATCAGGTATATCAGATGATAGAGCAAAAGATCAACCCTAAACTATCTTTCTTTGATGATAAGAGATTAGAGATTCAAAAGAGAGCAGACCATAATGATTCTGAGCTTGAAAGTCTTCTCAAAGAAGAAGTGGATTTAGATATACAGAAGATACATATAAATATAGAGGACAACATAAATATCTCACCTGCTGACCTTGAAGCTCTTTTGCCTTTTATTGAATTGGAGGGTGTATAATGATGTTAGAGTCGATTACCGCTATATTCTCCAATCTTGCATTTCCTGTTGCAATGGTAGTTGTATTAATTGTAATTGTGTATAAACAATATAACATGATGAAGACACATGACGAAGAATATAAATCTACTATACTTGATTATAAGACCACTATTGATGAATATGCAAGAGAGATAAAAGAGCAGAGAGCTGCGACCATTAAAGCAATTGAGACTATTGATAAATATTCTAGCAAGCTCGACATTATCCAACATGATGTCGTGGATATAAAAAATCACTTGATTGATTAAAAAATTCTAAAACCTATTGACAAGACCTCTTTTCTGTGATATAATGTATCATAGAAAGGAGGTTTTATTGTTATGGACGAAATTACTACTGTTGCTACAGAAGAAACCACTGAGACTGTTGAGAAGAAGACTAAGAAGCCAAGAGCCAAGAAAGAGCCTTATGTTCCTAAGAACCCTGACCTGTTTACCGATGATGAACTCAAAGACATTATAAATATCTGCAATGATATTCATACTGAATCTGAAAGAAACCGTAAGTATGTAAGCCTGTATGATATTGTGATAGCACTTTATGACAAAAAGAAGAATGATATAATCGATAAGTTTCACGGATTAAATTCTATGGACTTACAGTACTATGTCAATCATGCTACACAGAATAGCAATGACAATCAAGAAGTTGAGGATATTAAGAAACAGATTGAAGCATTAAAAGAAAGACTGAATCAGATTCAGAAGCCCATTGTTTTCACTATCACGAAGTAAAAAGATATAGCCGTGCAATATTGCACGGCTATACTTATCGCTTCTTCATAGAGAGTCTATCTCCTTGTTGATTATCCTTGAACATCTCCAAAGGATTATATCTTTCATAATCTTTGTTCAGATCAGTGCCGTATAATTCAACGTACTGTCTTGTAGTTCCTAAATCAGAGTGTCCTAACAGTTTCTGTAGCCTGAACACGTCACCACCATTCAGAATCCATAGCTTAGCGAATGTGTGTCTGAACAGGTGGATACTTGTCTTAGTAACGCCTCTGCTATTGTTATAAGCCGCTATAAGCTCTTGTGTGCTTCTTTTGTCTCCTTTGCTACCATATCCATTGCAGAACAGATAATCGTTACTGTCTTTGGCTTTTCGGTACTTCATATACTCTCTTAACACTTCTGAGAGTGAAGCGGTTAAGGGAACTATAAGCGGCTTTTTAGTCTTAGTTTTGGGCATAGTGATGATCATATTGTCAAAATCAACGTCTTTGATTCTCATTTCAAGAATTGCCCCGAGTCTTGCCCCTGTGCCAAGCGTGAAGTTTATCAAGACCCATGCCTTATAGGTATTGAAAGACGTTTCTTTCAGGTTTGGTTTTTTCAAGAGGGCTTTCAGTTCCTGATTGGTGTATGTCTCCTTGACTGGCTTCTCAGCTTTAGGAAGAACAACCTTGAAGGAAGGGCAGTAGTCATTATCCATACAGAAGTACAGGAAGGCTCTGATCTGTCTTATCTTGCTCTGAATCGTTACAGGCTTGTTTCCTTTGCTTACCAACGACAGAGCAAAGCGTTCAATGAGTCTCTGAGATAATTCTCCGGTTTCACTGATCTTGTTATCCTTACAGAAGGGGATGAATCCTCTTTCTATGTCGCAGGTATATCTCTCAATCGTGTGAACTGACAATCCCTTAGCCGTACAATGTGTAAGGAAATTGTCTTTGGCTTCATCCAATGATATGCTGTCATTGTTCAGTTCAATACGTCTTCTTTGCATAACAAAAGACTCCTTTATACTCATTCTTACCAGAGATTATATACATCAGACTGGTAGAAAATTATAAAAGAGTCTTGCGCGTCATTTTTTTATGAGATGCAGATTTTATAGGATTTATCGAGCTTTTTAACCTGCACGGTTACCCACCAGATCCTAAGTCTGGCGCGTCTGCCAATTCCGCCATATCCGCGAATTCCTTATTCTTAAGTCTCTAAACCCGCATAAATCCTAGGTCGTGTTAAGTATTTAACAGGGACTCGTCAGATCTTTTATGATTTGACTCGTCAGACTCTTTTATAATCACCGAGACTTATTATATCACATTTTTTTGGTTTTGTCAAGACATTTTTTATTATCAGGTGTGTAAATACAATCTCAAATCATGTAATGAATATATGAATAGCCAAAATAAAGAATCATTCCTTTTTTTCTTTATCCCTATCACACAGCCAAGTGATAGGGATTTTTTTATCAAAAAAAATTTCAAAACCTCTTGACAAATCGATTTTGGTGTGCTATAATATAAGATACAAAATATACCTACTAAAGATAACCTGTCAAAAAACATATATAATATTTTAATTCTACGGCAGTCGTAAAAGATTCAATTCTATACGACTGCCTATTTTTATGTTAAGAGATTTTAAAGAATCTCAAGTATAAAACCTAAATAACAGATCAACAGATATGTAATAAATAAAACAGTAAGACATAAAAGTCTTAAAAATTAGAATATAAAGACGAAAAGGAAACAAAAATTGGCTATAAACAAAAATATAAAACTTATGATTGAAACCCAAACACACGATTCTAAGCCCACAGATACAGGATTAGTTCGCAACAATCTTATAAACGTTACAATTGATAATACAGAAGAATTAGCACACTATTTAGTAAATGAAGGTCGTACAATGCAAGCAAATGCTACTTGTCACGATGGCTCTTGTAAAGGTAAAGATTGGCGTTCACAAGAGATATTTGCTTTGGATATAGACAATGATCCACCAAAAGACATTGCAAAAGCTCATAAAGATGGTAAAATGTCTGATGCTGAATACAACGAATATTTACATACTGATTATCCCAACAAAGTTACACCAGATCAGATTATTGAACGCTGTCATTCTTATGGCTTAAATCCCTGCTTCGTATATGGATCTTTCAGTGATACTGAATACAGACGTAAATTCAGACTAGTATTCAGATCGAATACAGTTATAACAATCCCTGCTATAAGACGCGCTATCATTCATGCTATGCGTGTTATAGTACCTGAATCTGATAGAATGTGTATCGATTCAACCAGAGTATTCTTTGGCGGTAAATCTCTTATATATACTGATTATGATGCAACATTTAATCCTATAGCACTTATAACACAAGCAATGCCCATGTATCTTAAGAATCACGATTCTGTAAATCAGCAAAAAAATTTAGCTGTATACTGTAAAACCGCAGGCTTGAATATTTGTAATGGGTTACCCGATATTCGCCCCACTACTAAAGACAAATATTTTTGTGAATGCATTGCTTCAAAAAAAGAAGAAAATAGCGCAAACTCTATATATAATAATATAGAGTTTGCGGTAAAATCTTCTAAAAATAATACTGATAATTTTGATTGGGCAAAACTTCATTCAAATGAGTTTGCGGATCACGTATTATATCAGGATTGGCGCACGGCTCAATACTACGACTTCAATTTCGCTAAGCCTGAAAAGATCAAGACAAATAAGAAGGGCGAAACCAAGGTCACTTATAGTGTTGAGAAGCGTAAAGAATCGTATAATGAAGACCTCATACGTAACTTTGATTTCCAAGCTCTCAATGATAACTGTAGACTTGTCAGAGAGATTAACAATCACGAATATTGGGCAACTCACGATATACTCTTTGGTATCGGTTCAAATTATGCTTGTATTGAAGGTGGAGATGGCGAATTTGAAGAATTGGTAGATAATAACGTAGAAGGTCACGAATATGCTTATTCAGGAGACAATATCAGCGGTAAATACAAGATCCCACAGTATGCTAGAAAGATGGGTTATTGCCCCGCAAGATGTGAAAACTTCTGCCCATACAAAGATGAATGTCAAAATCAAGGATTAAATATGTTAAGTGCAATTCCAAAGAAGATAAATAACAAGATACGTAAAACATCGGATACCATAGAATATATATCCCGTGAACAAGCTGAACAAGATACTATGATGGCTATTAGCGAAGCGTTAAATGCTCACGATAATAAAATCCACTGTATTAAAGCACCTACGGGTATTGGTAAAACAAGAATGTATACACAAGAGAATCTAGAGAATGTGTGTGTAGCCCTTCCAACTCACGACTTAAAAGATGAAGTATATAATCGTATTGTAGAAAATAATCCAGATCTAAATATAGTCTGTAAGCAAAGATTTGATTCACCTTCTGCTAACCTAAATACTTTATATGCTCAGTGGTCTAATACAGGTGCAGATGTCTTATCTAATCTAAAAGCTGAGAATGTAGCTTATAAGAACTGTAAAGATACAAGAGAATATATTGACTCATATATAAAGAATGTAGAATCTTTAAAGACTGCTACAACAGTTGTAACGACGCACGCAAATATGCTTCACTTAAATAATCCTAATCTAAATACATATATAATAGATGAAGACATTACACAGTCTCTGTTATCAATATCTGAGTATAGTAGAGATGATATAAATGCACTTATACACCAACTTATTATGGACAATGGTTCAACAGATGATACTGTAAAGCAATTAAGGACTCTTGACGATACAATCACGTGTATGAATTCAGAATGTTATCAGATCTTTCCAAGTATAAAAATTACAGGCACTAAGAAAATTAAATCTGCTATATCTAATATCGCAGGACAGTTAAAAACAAATATACCTGAGATTATAACCAGTGATTTTATGATAAAGACTTATGACCCTAAACTACGTAAAGAAAGAATCTTATGCGCTAAATCTAATCTAAACCTTCTTAAGAACGATAAGACTTATATAATCTTGTCAGCTACACTAGATAAAGATATGTGTGAATTATTGTTTAAAGATAGACTCATATATACTGATATAGGCGCAGTTAAAATAGATACAGACGAAGATAATACAACTGGAATTATTTACCAGTGGTGTAAGTATAGCACATCCCGAGAAGCTATAAGAAAGAATCCAGATAGAACAATCGATTTTATAACGACTCAAATACCTGACATAGATAAACATATCAACATGATAACATTTGCAGACGCAGAGAGAACTTTTAAACAACACGGATTTGATAATCAGATCTGCCATTTCGGTGCTTGTTCAGGCATAGATGCTTATGGTGGACAAGATTTACTGATCGTAGGAACGCCGCACATAAATATGGACACATATATCTTATATTCTTTAATGTTAGGCAGGAAGGTATCTTCTCTTGAATGTGATGATGATGAGATGTCGAGACAAAATATAAATCGTAATGGCTATGAATTCACGTTCATGACCTTTGAGAACAAATTCCTTCAAACAATTCAAATATGGGCTATAGAACAAGAGCTGTATCAAGCTATTGGTAGAGCAAGAGCCATAAGAAACAAATGTAATGTATATATCTTTTCAAATCTTCCGCTTGTAAATACAAAGATCCAAGATAAATAAAATTATTTTATATCAAGGTTGTTAATAATAAATAAAATTTAAGTAATGAATTCTGTGTAGAGACAAAAAGGATCTCTATGCAGAATTCTTTTTTATGTCTCTAAATATAATAAAATAAAGGATTTTAAATAATATGATCCAAATAATTCAATTGATTTTAGTATCCATGTTAGTCGGTGCTATAATCGGCACATTTGAAACTGTCGCACCATTTGTATATAATAAGATCGTAACACTTATAAAAAACAGAAGAGGTAAAAAGTGATGGCTATAAAGAATAATAAGTACGACATAACAGACGAATTATATAAAGGTCACAAGGGCGAATATATAGCCACTAAAACCTTAAACAGGCTATACGAAGGCGATATGTATATACAGAGAGTGCCAAGTGACAAAGATTTGCAAAGTAAAGGTATTGATGCACATATATATGTATGTGACGATTATGGGCGCATACCCAAAAAATATACTTTTGATTTAGAGATTAAAACAGACTTCTCAAACTATCAAAGTCTTTTTGTTGAAGATCACTCAGACTTCTTTAGTGGCAAAAGAGAGATAGGATATCTTAGAGGATCACAGTCAGACATATTATGCTACTACTTTGCCAATCAGCATAAATTGATTCTTATAAACTTTTCTGAGTTAAGAAGTCATATGGAGTATAATTTAAATAGCAAAAATCCATATGAACTAAAAAGCGTTTATAAACCCGAAAAAACAGAGACTACTTATTATTATATAGTACCATTAAAGGATATCAAAGAGTATATACTAGAGTATCCTGTGAGAGAGAATTTCGATAATGTTATGTACACACCTGAAATTCATGATCGTGATACAATAAATCTTAAAAGAATGACTGCTGATCATAAAGCTAGAATGAAAATGATAAACGAAGGAATTAATATATGAAAATTGTTAGACTAAAATATCCTGCTGATAAAATCGCTACTATTATACTTAAATATCCTTATCAAGACATTATAGAGCTTTTTAAAGCTATGGACGAGCACGAAAAACAAAACATATCTTATATACAACAGCTTGAAAAAATAATTAAGGAGCGCGATTCAGATGTCTAAATTAGATGAATATGGATTAACGCCCAAACAGCGTTTATTCTGTGAATACTACCTTACCAATGGCTTTCATGCAACCAATGCGTATAAAAAGGCTTATCCAGATAACAAGAATCCTGCTTATAATTCCTCTGCTTTTAAGATATTAGAGAATCCGCACGTATATAAATACATTAACGACTCTATAAACAAGATGGCTGAGGATTTACATATAACAGCACCACTGATTATGAAGCAACTACAATCAATTGCTATGGATGAAACTGCTTATCCAAAAGATCGGTTGAAGGCACTCGAATTGATTCAAAAACAAATGGGACTACAGAATCAGAAGATAACTCTTGAATCCCTTGATAATTTTAACTTCAACGTCACTTTAACCGACGATACAGAAGAATCCGATAATACAGATGACAGCTAATATCAATATTGATTCAAAATGTGTGTGTCCTGCTTACAGGGCACACCTTTTTAATTATACTCGTAAATTTGAGATATATTATGGTGGTGCAGGCTCTGGTAAATCTTATTTTATAGCTCAAAAACTTATATTAAAAGCATTACAATCTAAACGTAAAATACTTGTTATTCGTAAGGTCGGCGCAACCATACGTGATTCTGTCTTTCAGAACATCGTAGATTTTTTATATCAGATCTTTAAAGGTCATAAAGATCTTATAAAGATAAATAATATACCACCTAAGATTCACTTACCCAATGGTTCTATATTTATGTTCCGTGGGCTTGATGACCCTGAGAAAATAAAATCTATAGCGTCTATAACCGATATATGGATCGAAGAAGCCACAGAATTAACACAGAATGACTTTACACAGCTTGTTTTACGTGTCAGGGCTAAGACACCAAACAATCAGATATATTTGTCTTTTAATCCTGTTTCAAAAGCAAATTGGGTATATAAACAATGGTTTGATGGCAATGATATACCTTCTGATACTTTTATATTAAAGACTACTTATAAAGATAATCCTTTTCTTCCAGATGATTATGTTCGTTCTCTTGAAGATATGAAACAATCTAATCCAACTTATTATAAAATATATGCAGATGGAGATTTTGCGACACTATCTAAACTGGTTTATTATAATTGGTCTACAGGCGTTATAGAGAATACAACAGATGGCAAGCTATGTATCGGCTTAGACTTTGGATTCGTAAATGACAAGACAGCCCTTATAGCAAGCTTATATTTTAAGGATTCTAATACATTATACATATATGATGAATATGGGGATACAGGGCTTACAAACGATAAGATAGCTAAGATCATAAGGCAAAAAGGTTATGCAAAATCTGAGATTATAGCAGATTCGGCTGAACCAAAATCGATAGCTGAGATAAAACAACACAATATATATAGAATAAGAGAATGTAAAAAAGGCGCAGATTCTATATTACACGGTATCCAGAAACTACAACAGCTTAAGATAGTCGTAAATCCTCATTGTGTACAGACAATCGAAGAGTTAGAAAATTACTCGTGGAAGAAAGATAAAGACGGAAACTATATAAACGAACCAGTAGACTTGTATAACCATTTTCTGGATGCGCTGAGATATTCTATACAAATTATAGATTTAAAACCAAAAATAAAAACACTAAGCAAAGGAGCACTATAAAAACCTTATGCATATTTTAAATAAAGATACTCCATTAACACAAGATATATTAAAGAACTGCTTATCACAGCATTTATCAGACACTATTCTGCTAAATAAATTTAAAAGCTATTACGATGGCAAGCAGGATATTTTAAATAAGTATTTTGAAGACACTACAAAACCTTGTAACAAGATAATTACAAACTACTGTTACGATATAGTCACCAACTATGCAGGTTATATTATAGGTATACCAACGACTTATAAATCTGACGCAGATATAACCACAATCACTAATGTTTTAAATTATAACGACAAAGAACAACAGGATACCGAATTAACTAAGCAATTACTTATATATGGTCATGCTTACGAATTACACTATATTGATTCTGATGGACAGTGCAGATATAAGATTATACCACCTACTGATATGTTCTGTATTCACGATGATACTATAGATCATGAGATTTTATATGCTATACGTTTATATTCAGTAGACAATTGCGCGAACAGCACCATTACTAAAGACTATTATGTCCAAGTATACGATTCTAAGAATATAACGACTTACAAGACAAATGAGCAGTATTCTTCTTTTGAACTTGTATCAGAAGAACAGCATTACTATAAACAAGTGCCCGTGATTGAATATACGACAGATGATGACACATCTATCTTCTCTAACATCATGACCTTACAGGATGCTTATAATACCCTACAATCTGCTGAGGTTGATGATTTCGAAGCATTCTGTGACGCTTATTTAGTAATTACAGGTATGGACGCTGATCCAGAAGACATTAGTGACATGAAGAAGAATCGAGTTATTTTACTCGATGAGGGCGCGACTGCTTCTTATCTCACTAAGGCTATCTCAGATACACAGATTGAGAATATTCTTAAGAAGATCAACGACAATATCCATAAAATCTCTAAGTCACCAGATTTTAGTGATGAGAAACTTCTGGCTCAATCCGGCATTGCTATGCGATATAAGCTTATTGGTTTTGAAAATCAATCCGCTAATATCGTAAACCATTTAACCAAGGGCATGAGGAAGCGTATAGAACTTATATCGACCATTTTGAATCTGACCTCTGAATCTGACACTGAGATTTGGCGCGACATTGATATTGTCTTTACTCGCAACTTACCAGAGAATCTTCTTGAATCGGCTCAAATTGTTTCGATGCTCAATGGTACTGTATCGAATGAGACGCTTCTTACCCTCTTACCTTTTGTCTCTGATCCACAAGCAGAAGCTGAAAAGGTGAAGAAAGAAAAGGACTTATACCCAACTGAAACCTTGCCTAATCTTTTGACCGGATTTTCAACTCAGCCCACTACACAACATAATACTACACAGCAGGAAGAAACTGAATAATGAGTACGGCAACATATTTTGCGAACCGTATATCCAGACAAGCTGAATATATGGCAAATCAAACACATCAACAGATGTTAGACCAGTTAAACCAGCTATATATTGAAACAATGAATCAGGTTATGGATTTACTAACCTCTAAATGGGAGCATTTACATTCACGTTGGAGACCTTCAACTGTAAATGACTTGCTTCTTTATAACAAATATGTAGACCAGATAAGAGCCTTACAGCAGATTATAAATAACTGTGCTAGCGCAGAATATCAGATTGACAATACTGAGCTTACAGATTTATATAATGGTATAGCAAATCATAATCTGACACGCTATACACCTAACACAATACAGTTTGGACAATTCGATTCAACCAGAGCACAACAGGTAGTTAATTCTCTTTGGTGTTCTGATGGCAGACACTTTTCTTCTAGAATCTGGTCTAACAGAGCCGAATTGAATAATAGACTTCAACAAGGTCTTATAAACTGTTTAACTGTCGGTGCAGGTAAAGACGATTTAACCAAAATGATTCAAAACGCTTTTGATGTCTCTCTTTACAAAGCTGATAGAATCGCTAGAACAGAATTAACCTATGTTCAGAATCAATCTATACGAGATAGATATATAGCTTCTGGTATAACACGATATAAGTATTTAGCGGCTCACGATTCTAGAGTATCTAATATTTGTAAGCGGTTAGATGGTCGCATATTCAATTTAGCTGATGCAAGAGTAGGTGTAAATTACCCACCAATGCATTGTAATTGCAGGTCAACAGTATTAGCAGTCATAGATTAGGAGGATACATGAGAATAGACGAGAACAACAATATATATATGATTAAGGGCGATACAGAGCCCTTATATCTTAATTTATCTGATGGTATATTTGAATCGGGAGATATAATATATCTAACGATAAAGAAAAGTGTTTCACGTGAAACAATAAATTTACAAAAGGTAATCACTGTAGACAATGATACAGACACAATCAATTATATTCTAACGAATGATGATACTAAAGACCTGATCACAGGTAATTATAAGTATGAGATCAAGGTTAAAAATAAATCGGAAGAATATAATACACTAATTCAAGGACTGTTATATTTGGGGGATTCATTTTATGATTATACATGACAATAATACTATAATTATAAGTGGTAACGGCTCTACTGCTTATATCAAAGACAAAGAAAATATAATCCGTAAAGGAGATAATATATCTCTCTTGACCAATGACTCAGGATATATAACAAAATCTGATATACCTGCCCATACAGAAGAATCTGACCCCGTATATACTCAGGATAAGCCCAATATAGCTTTTAAGGGAGACAATATATCTGAATTTGTCAATGATAGCAAGTATATCACAAAATCAGATATACCAACAGAATCCGACCCTTTATACACCAATGATAAGCCTAATATTGTATTTGTCGGCGCAAATATATCCTCTTTGACTAACGATTCTGGATTCATAACCAAATCTGATATACCTACCCAGAAGGAAGAATCAGATCCTATATATACAAGAGACAAAGACAGTATAGTTTTTAAGGGTTCTGATATATCTACCCTTCATAATGATAAGGGATTTATAACGGCTGATGATTTACCTGAGCTTACAGAATCTGACCCTGTATATACCAAAGATAAGTCAAGCATTATATTTAAGCAAGACAAAATATCTTTTTTGACAAACGATAAGGGTTATATAACCAAAGAGGATTTACCTGAACAAGCGAATGAATCAGATCCTGTTTACTCAAAAGATAAACCTAATATTCTGTTTAATGGCGCGAATATATCTTCTCTGACAAATGACTCTGGTTATATTACGTTATCTGATGTACCAGAACAGAAGGATGAGACAGACCCCATTTATACAAAAGATAAGTCAAATATAGCGTTCAAGGGCGCAAGCCTTTCTATCTTCACTAATGATACAAAATATATAACCAAAGATGATATACCTGCCCAAATTACTTATACAGCAGGTACAGGTATCACAATATCAGAGGATAATATAATTTCACTTAATCTAGAGAATGCAGAGGACACTAATTACTAATATGGCTAAGATAATTCAAGATAAAACTTTAACCGATATAGCAAACGCGATTCGGAGCAAAACAAATTCCACTGATACCATGAAGCCCTCTGATATGCCCTCGAAGATAAACAGTATAACCACTGGTATAACACCAACAGGAGACATAACCCTCACTGATAATAACCTCTATTATAATGTTGAGAAGTATAAAAGAGCTATAGCAAAAATCCCTGAAGCAACCTACTTCAAACAGCTTTTTGAGAATACACTTGAAGATTTTAGCTATGAAGGTACTGATTATAAGGCTTCTGTATTTACAAACCATACAGGATTAAAAACGGTAAATGCCCCATACATTTGGCAATTGCCTATTAACGCTTTTTATATGTGTTCCAATTTAACAAGTGTATATTTACCTAATCTGGCAGGTACAATTGGCACGAATGTCTTCAATGGATGTTCAAGCCTAAGACAATTTATTCAGCCTAAAGCAGAGTGTTATTATGATACAGGATACCATTTTTATAGTTGTACTCTTATAAATAAGATTGACATATATCCTGCTTCTAGTTCATGGTTAATGCAAAGTTTTACAAGTTGTAGCAACCTAAAGACACTTATCATTCGTGGCACTAATTTGCCTTCCATAGATGCTAGTAGTCTTACAGGCACACCAATTGAATCCGGCACTGGTTATATATATGTTTTACAAGAGATGCTTGATACATATAAATCCGCTACCAACTGGTCAACATACGCAGATCAATTCAGAGCCATAGAAGATTATCCGGATATATGCGCCATTCCCGAAGAATACCAATAAAATAAATCAAGGAGACAAAACATGATAGTAAGAGAATTTTATAAAACAAGAGCCGATGGAGTAAACCTTTATAAGATTTACTCAGATAAGACCAAGTATATCTTACAAGAGGATACAGGGCTTATTTATAATTTGGCAATTGACACAGAGCATTCTACACACACTTATACTGAAACTGATAGCGATATACCAAAGTACAGCCCCACTGACGCAGAACTGAGAGTAAGAACCACTGACCTTGAATCTGCTGTCATGGAACTTGCCGCTTTACTTACAGAAGGAGTTGAATAATATGGTGAATATTTATGTTAGATGGATTAAAGCAGGGAAGATGACTATTGAAGACGTTCCGGAGAGATGGAGAGAACAAGTAAGAGCTAAATTATCAAAATAATTTATCTTATATTGTGAATTATAATTCATAAACCAGTAATGAATTGTTGAATGAAGGCGTAAGGTATGCCTATACGTACCTTACTACTTCTTTTTATTATATCAAAAAATAGGGCTGTAAATACATACAGAACTAGAAAGGTTAAAATACATGAATAACGAAACCACAATAACTACCAATGAATCAGGCGCAGAAAATACTACTGCTACTGAAACCACCAATACCAATGATACTGTAAAGACATTCACTCTTGAAGAAGTTCAAAAGATGATCCAGTCTGAAACAGATAAACGTGTAACACAGGCATTAAAGACAGCAGAGCTTAAAAATAACAAGAAAGTTAAAGAAGCTGAAAAGCTCGCTACGATGTCCGCTACTGAAAAATATGAGTATGAATTACAGCAGAGAGAGCAAGCAATTGCTGATAAAGAGCGTGAATTAACACTCGCTGAGAATAAAGCTGCCGCAGCTTCTATTTTAGCTGATAAAGGTATCTCTGCTACACTAGTTGATCTTGTAGTTACTGATAATGCTGATACGATGCATGAGAATATAGATAAACTGGATAAGGCATTCAAAGCTTCTGTAAAAACGGAAGTAGAAAAGAGATTAGCTTCTAATGCACCTAAATCAGGTTTATCCAACAATACAATTACAAAAGAATCTTTCAGTAAAATGAGCTTAAAAGACGCTCAGAATTTATATAAAACCAATCCTGAGTTATATAAGAAACTCTCAGGAAGTTAATCTAAAAAAATAGGAGATACAAAATATAATGGCTAATACTAGATACGAAAACTTTATTATCGCCAATAAGATGGCAGAGGTCTTAAATACAAACAAAGATCTTAAGAATTACATGACCCTCGATAATACCCTTACAGAATCCGCAGGTATGAAGAAGAAGGTCAATACCTACTCTGTGACTGGCGATGTCGCAGATGTAACCGAAGGCAAGGGTAACACCACTGGTCTTACTATGTCCTACACCGCTAAGGAGTATACCGTTGTTACTACTCAGGGTAAGTTCTCTTACACTGACGAGGATGAAATGACAGACCCTTATCTCGTAGACAAGGGCGTTGAGTCTCTCACCAAGAAGCTTATCAATGCTCTGAATACCAAGGCAATTACAGCGGCTATGACCACTACCAACAAGGTAGAAGCAGATTCGTTTGGTTTTGACGCATTCGTTGACGCTCTCGCCCTTCTTAACAAGGAGTCGGCTTCTGAAATTGCGTTCACTGCTTCCGTCAATCCCAAGATGGCAGGTATTCTCAGAAAGGCTCTCAAAGATGACCTTAAGTACTCTGAAGATTATGTCAGAACTGGTTACATCGGTACTGTCGCAGGTGTTCCAGTTGTCACTTGCAAGCTTATCGCAGATGACACAATCCTGATTTATGCCCCTGATGCAGTCACTACCTTTATTAAGAAGGACGCAGAGGTTGAGCAGGACAGAGACCCGAATACCAGAACCAATACCATTTATGGCAGACAGGTTCTTGTATGCGCTCTGACCGATGAGTCCGAGTGTGTAAAGATTGTCAAGAAGACTACTCAGGCAGGCGGCTAAATACATAACAATACGAGAGGTTGCTTATAAACAACCTCTCTTTCCAGAGGTTAAATAATGGTAACTGTAGACACAATCAAAACCCTTTTGCATAACACAACAGATAAGAATGAACTCATAGAAACGCTTATTGACAGCGCAAAAACATTCGTTAAAACATATACAGGTTGCAAATATATTGATGATAAATTCGATAACGTCATTATTAAGATGGTACTAGAGGATTTTAATCGATTAGGTTCAGAAGGCATTTCAAGCCAAAGTATAGCGGGTACTAGTGAATCATATAATAGTGACTATTCAGACTCAATATATAAGCAATTAAAGAGATTCAGAAAGGTAAAGTTTATCTGATATGTTTAATTCATATCTTAAGAATCTATTCTATAGACATAACAAGCAGGAAGTAGATTCAAAAGGACGCAAAATAAATACTGCTTCTGAAGATATATTCTTTACAGGTCTTTTATTTGTGGCAGACCATAAGACTGTAGAAGATATACGTTATAGAGACGTAACGCATATATGCATTGCGCCATACACTTATCTTAAAGATTTAGATATAGATGATTATATCATAGATGGCGATATAACTTATATTATAACAGACTTTGGCAAATCATTCTTTGATAATAGACAGACTTTATATCTTAATAAGGTAACAAAATGAGCCTTGAAAGAATCAATGATTTTGCTTCAAGAGTCAATAGATTATCTGATGACGCTATAAATACGGCACTGGACAAAGCAACTTATATTGTTGAGAATAAAGCCAAGGAATTGTGTCCTGTCGGTGATTCTGGACAATTACGTCAATCCATATCACATAGAATAGAAGATAGAGAAGGATATGTATATACCAATGTCCATTATGCACCTTATGTTGAATATGGTACTGGTATTTATGCTATGTATGGCAATGGACGCAAAACCCCGTGGTCTTATCAAGACCTCGAAGGCGAATGGCATACAACAGAAGGTATGGAACCGATGCCTTATTTACATCCTGCTCTTGAACAAACAAGACAGGATATTGTGCGAATATTCAGAGAGCAATTGCAAAGGGAGCTTCACAGATGATAAATATAAGCGAATTTATAACAAAAGAATTGGGGGCTGTATGCCCTACTTACTCTGAGAATTACATACCTCAGAACCCTAAATTTCCATGCATATCATATAATATTGTCACCAATAATCATTTGGTCGTGGCTACAAACCTTATTTACTCTAGAATCGTGGTTACACTTAAAATTTATAGTCATGAATATATAGATGACTCTAAATTAGATGAGATAGACGATATTATGATTCTCAATGGCTTTATACGCACATCAGGACAGGATATAAAATTAGACCCTGATATAAATATGTATGTAGCCAATTACGAGATCACACTAAACGAAAGATACCCGAATAACTAAAAAATATATTTTTAACTCAACAAGGAGATTATAAAACAATGGCAGATACTACTAAAGCTTATTTATCTAAAGGCATTACATTTTCAATCAAGGGCACTGGCGCAGATTTTACTGAGATTGCAGGTCTTACTGAATGTCCTAATATGGGAGCTACTTTTGAGAAAGTAGATGTTACTTCCCTTAAGGATGGCACTAGACGCTATATCGCAGGTATTGGTGATTATGGCTCTCTGGACTTTAAGTTTCTTTATGATAATTCCGGCGCAACTTCAAACTATAGACAGCTTAAGGCAATTGAGGACGGTAAGTCACACGAATATAAGGTTGAATTCCCTGATGGCACTTCTTTCACTTTCTCAGGAGAGATTCACAACACTATTCAGTCGGCTTCTGTAAACGCACCTCTTTACTTTGTCGCTTCTGTCGCTCTTGACTCTGACATTACGGTCACTGATCCTGTAGGAGCATAACATTTTAACAATAGAGGGCATATAAACACCATATATGCCCTTTATTTATACAAACTTATATATAACTTAGAATAAAACATAAATATAATATAAATAGGAGAATTTTTTAATCATGACTAATTTCGCAACACTTAAAACAAATGACACTGAATATAACTTAAGACTTACAGCACGTGCTTGTATTAACCTTGAAAAGGATTTAGGCAAGAATCCTATCTCTATTTTCACAGGTCTTAAAGATGGTGAATTACCTAAAATCTCTGATATAATTGCTATTATTCACGCTTCTATTCAGACTAAGCACACTATCAATGAAACCTACGATATTGTAGACAAGTATCTTGAAGACAATAGCATGACTGACCTTATCAATTTAACCTTAGAGGTATTTAAGGCAAGCGGTTTTATTAGAAACGAAAAAAACTAAATTCCAGTGCTACAGATAACCCTGATAGCACTGAGAACTTAAATATAGAGACAATGGCTGAGTTATTTGATTATATCAAAGATTCAGCCCTCTTGTCTGGTATAAATATACGTGAATATTATGATTATTCATATGCTGAGATTTTAGACTCTATAAACGCTTATAATAAGCAGAATGAGTATATATTGAAGCAAAATACTATGAATGGATATAATGTGGCAAGAATGACCGCTAATTTCGTTGGTTGTATATTATCCGGTGAAGATATGCCGTCTATTGAAGATATATATCCTTCTCTATTTACTAAAGACATAATACAAGATAATTCCGTTCCTGAGAATGGAATGACTAATGATCTTATTTTACTTAAAGAGCAATTCTTAGATTTTGCTCAGAAACGTAACCAAGAATATAATAAAACAAAGAAAGGAGAGGATATATAATTGACTGTAGAAGAATTACAAGTTAAAATATCTGCTGAAATTAGCGAACTTAAACGTGGCTGTGAAGGCGCAAAACAACAGTTGAATCAGGTATCAGTTAGTGCGGGTAAAATGGGCGATGCTATTAAATCCGCATTCTCTGTTGCTAAAGTATTGGCTTTTGCGGCTGTAGTTGTTAAAGTCTCTAAAGAGTGTACACAGGCATATACTACCCAATTTAACGCAGAACAGAAACTGACTACAGCTATGAGAGCTAATCTTAATGCCACTGATACACAGATCAACAGTATAAAGGAACTCACTTCTGCACAACAAGAATTACGTATAGTAGGCGATGAGGTACAATTAGCTGGCATTGCACAACTTTCGATGTATAAGTTGGAAGTCTCTAGTATAGAGAAGCTCATACCCGCTATGAATGATCTTATAGTCGCTAAAGATGGTCTGAATGCTTCTGTCGGTACTGCTACTGATATGGGTAAGAAGTTTGCCGAGACACTTAACGGTCAGGCTGATTCTTTGAAAGAAGTAGGTATTTATTTTACCGACGCTGAGAAGCAGATACTACAATATGGTTCAGAAGCTGATAAAGTAAACCTGATTATCCAGAAGGTCAATAGCACAGTTGGAAACATGAATTCCAATATGGCTAATACACCATTGGGACAAGTACAACAGTTAAAAAATCTATTTGGTGATATACAAGAACAGATTGGTCAGATTGCGTCCAATTTATCCGCTACTGTAGTTCCTGTATTATCTAATATACTATCATGGGTAAGTGAGATACTTGATTATGCTGTAGCGTTTAGCGAAGTATTCTATGAAGTATTTGGCGGCTCTAAGATCAAAGTAGATAAAAATAAGTCAGGTGTAGATAATTTAGCGGACTCTATATCTTCTGTTAAAGAAGAAGCTGTAGAAGCAAAGAAGGCTTTATATGCTTTAGCGGGTTTTGATGAATTAAATATACTCAACTACAATAGATCTACTACTAGCGGCTCTAAAAAAACCGATACATCTATAGATAAAGAATCAAATTCAGTTGAAGTATCTGTATCTGCTAATGCTGAATTAGCTAAACAGAATATTCAGGATGTTATAGCTGAGTTACAAAAGAGTCTCGAAGATCTTGATATAAATGTCAACACAGACGAAGCACAGCAAAAACTTGATGACTTTAAGAGTAAGTGGACTGAAAGACTTAAAGAGTTCTTAGCTATAGTAGAAGCAGACCCAGATAACGCAGTTAAAGAGTTTATCAAATTACAGAATGATTTTGATAAAGATTATAGTCAGCTTGTTACAGATGTTGAAGCAGATACTACTGATGGCGGCAAAGCTCTTAAGGACTTTAAAACATATTGGGATAGTGAATTAGGACAGCTTAAAATAAGTATTGTTGTAGCTACAGATAATATACAACAGACTGACGCAGAGACAGCACTTAAAAACATTAAATCTACTATAGATAGTATGTCTTCTAGTATAAAGACTCTGGATTTGAATGTAAGTACAACTAGAGCACAAAAGGCATTAAATGAGTTCAAACAAACATGGGCTTCAAAACTTGAAAAGTTTAAGTCTGAGGTTGAAGCTAATCCGGAGCGGGCGCAGGAGAAGTTCCAAGAGCTTAAGGAAGACTTTAACCGTGATTACAGTAGACTTAAATTAAATATCGGTGCCGATACAACTGATGGTGGCAAAGCTATAGAAGAGTTTGAAAAGGATTTTAATAGCAAGTTTAATAGGTTATCTATCAATGTTATTGTTTTAACACCAGATAATAGAAACAAAATAGCCGAATTTAAAGAATGGTTATATGGGCAGTTTCATAACGTACAAATATATTTTACAGCAACCGTACAGGGACAGGAACTTATTGAATCTCTTACAAATATGATAAATAGTCTTAAAAACGCTGCAAAAGAAGCAAGTGAATATTTAGCGTTCTTCTTTGGTAAGTTAGACGAGGACGATTCAAAATCCAATGGAAGTAAAACGGTTGAAATGGTAATTGCATTAGCAGATGCTGTCACGGCTCTAACAGATGCATTGGGTGATTTATTTGAGATGCTACAGAGTGGCTGGATTGGTAAAATCACAAAAGCTATTGGAGATATATTTACTGGTGGACTCAAAGATATGCTTAACGATGTCAAGATGATAGGCAAGTTATTAAGTGCGGTATTCAGATCCATAGGTGAAGGCAGTCTAAAGCCTTTGATGGAGTATTTTGCCGAAGCACGAGAATATGTAGATGATTATACTAAAGCTAACATAACTAATGCTAGTGCAACTACTATGCTTAAGCAAGGGCTACATAGCGCGATAAATCCTGTCTATGGTATAAGCAATGCTTTAAAAATAGCAGGTGGAGTTACATATAGAGCCGCAACTGGTACAAACGCTTATACAGATAGAATTAAAGAGGTTAAGAAGCAGTTAGGAAGCACAAAAGAATTTGATTCTTATTCTGATAAACTAAATTATATGAATGATATCTGTAAAACCGGAACAGCTTCCGTCATAAACTTTACAGATTCTTATAATCAACAGAAAGAAGCCCTGAGCGATAATTCTTCCTTACTGTTATTTGATGATACTGTGAATACTATTAATGGCTCTGTAAAAGAAGCCACTGATAGTATTAATAACCAGCAGACAGCCATTGAATCATATAAAGAGGTTCAAGACAATGCTACTGAATCGCTTGATAATTTTAATAACTCATGCGATACATACACAGACAAGGTTAATAAAATCAAGGATTCTACAAGTAATTATACTGTTTCTATATTAGACCAAGTTACAGCATTCAATAAATTGAAAGATGCGGCAGATAGTGCACATAAAGCAACCAGTCTATTTGATACATCATACTCTTATGCTGAATCTCTTAATAAAGATGGTAAGATTCTAAACCCAATATCTATGCCTAATAAGAATTCTGTTCCAAAGGTTAATACAACTACTAATAATTCTTATACAACAAACTATTCTAATTCCAAGACCTCTAACGTGTCTCAAGTATTTAACAATACTAGCAAGGACAATACAAAAGATATAGTAGACGCTATAGACAAATTGGGTAGAGATATAGATGAATCGAATAAAAACAATAGAACAGTTATCGGCGATGAAGATATAGCACGTTCAGCGAATAGAGGTAACAATCGAATAAAGAATCGCGCCGTTTCGTTCACCTGATAGCTTAACATATTAAATCTCATTTTTTGACGTGTTTACCGCAAGCTCTATATTATAATATATAGAGTTTGCGGCGTTTACGTCAAAAATTGAAAGAAAGGACAGATAAATGAATATTGGTGAATTTAAGATAGGCTCAACCACCTATACAGCCCAAAGTATCAAAACTGAGATACAAAGTCTCCAATCTGAGAATTCAGGACGTACAGAAGATGGTGTGATGCATATTGATTGGATATACCATAAGATACGCAAATTTACGATAACATTACCACCTAGTACACAGGCAACAGTATCGGCACTGTTAAATAGTATTCAGGGCGAATATACCCTTACTATTTATGACCCTATAAAAGGAGAATCTACTTATAACTGTTATACATCTAATTCTTCAACAGATTTATATTCTGGTGTTATAAAGAATGGATTGTGGCAAAATATAACGTTCTCTGCTATACAAAAGGATGGTGAAAAATAATGCAAAATAAAATAGTTTTCACGCACGGTAACACTACTAAGACTATAACCGATTCAGATTTACTTGAAGGCGTTAAAATACGTCAGGATATAAATACAGGTGATGATTTAATCTGTGGTGTCATATCCTGTGCAGAAGTTACTCTTGCTATAAATAACTTATCCGGATGGTTCACAGACGATTATAAGCAAGATAAAATCGAAGTATTTATAAAACAGATGGATGACACTGATTTTAAGTCTTTTGGTATATTCTATATCTCAGAAGCCAAGAAGAGTAAAAATAAAGTATCTATCACAGCTTATGATTATATGAAGCAACTGTCTGAAAAGATAGTAGATGAATGGATAAATGGGCTTACATTCCCTATATCTATGTTTCAGATGCTAAAATCTCTTTGCACGTATAGTGATATTAGTCTTGCCAATACTTCAATTACCAATGGAAATTTTAGCGTCAAAGATAATTTTAATGGCACTAATATAACAGCGGGACAGATTATATCTTATATCGCACAAGCTTCTGGTTCATACGCATTTATAAATACAGATGGCAAATTACAGTTAAAATGGTACACAGAAAAATCTGTTAATCTTACAATATCAGAGACTGTATCAACTATAATCGAAGAATTTGCTTGTCCAGTGATAGATAAAATACAAATAAGACTATCTGATGATGATATAGGCGTTATATCTGGCACAGGCTCTAATGCTTATATTATTCAGGATAATCCTATTTTATATGG